CTATTGGGACAATTCCAAGAATATAACATAAACCGGCCGTCAAACAGAAATTCGTTTCTGATTTTTTACCCCTGTTTATGATATTCAAATCAGGCATGCTGCTCTGATTATTGAACTTAGGATGGGCAATATGGCTCACTAGACGGTTGTAATTATTATTGATTTCTTTAGATGCCCCAACTTAATTACCGCCAAAAAATCCTCTTAAAGAATCGCTAACTGAAAAGTAAAAATTAAAACCAGCGGTAAGAAATTCAGCGAATACCCAAATAAACGCTTTGCCTAAACAAAACCAAAACCAGCGGAGAAGTGTCTGCCAAACAGGTCGGGTGTATCTCAAAGTTACGAGATAAAACAACAAGGAGAACAAGAACCAAAAAGCGTCTCCACATAAATAGAAGAGGAAAAAAACTATCCATCCTCCGGTGAACCAAAACTGCAAAAACAAAGTGCAGAATATATAAGGGAAGGTCACCACAAACACACACAAAAAACTATCAACAATAAGACTAAGGGTATTATACATACGATTCATCTTAGTCCTAACATAATACAGGAACACCATGAATACAATCATGTCCCAATAGAATAAACCACACAAAGTCACTATAGATCATGCATCCCTATCTTAAGGGAGTATCTTTAGAAACAAAGTATGGCAAAACCACTAGAAGCATAAAAATATGCCATGTTAAAAGAATACCATTCATAATTGATAAGTATTACGGTGATCAAATGTGCCAAAGGGATCAAATAACTAAGAAATTTAATATTTGATTCTGCCTTTCTAGGTGGTTCTTAGCACATACCGATTTATTTGTCATCGGATTTTAAAATAGCTTCATTCGGTTGAGATAAAGCTGGAGCCTGCTCGCTGCGTTCTTAACAATTACGCCTACCATTCTTAACAAAATTAATTTTATTTTTCGCCAACATAGAACGGTAAATAAGACGAGGATACGGAAGGAGGTTAAATACCTCAACTTCACTCAGAGGAGCTTCCAAACGCCGAAACGACGCCCTACATTCTTTCTTCGACACAACTGAACAATTTTTTGACATAACGGATATGTCCTTTGGCTCAACAAGTGACGACTTAAATTCGGCTTCCGATTGCCTAGCTTAAGTTGTACCCATCATGATCTTAGTTTAAACTCCCGTCATGGCTCGAGAGTCCGATAATGGCGTATACACCATAGTCTTTTTAGTAATGGAAAAAATGTTTATGAGCCGAAACCCTATACAAACATACTATAGAGGCGTATTAAACCGCTATAGCAAAACTCAGAAAATGATTGGAACATCCTGCCTTATTCATAACCGCAGTTATCCTCAACAAAATACTCTGTTTAAACACTATTGTAATAAATATGATAAAGCTGAAGGCCACCGTTTCGGAGACATCTAATACCCGCTCTTTACAGATGCAATAAAGGTGCAAACTTTATTGGGCTGCGCCGTTAAGCTCAACCGGAATACTTTG